AATAAAATTTGATATCCAAACATTTTAGCCAAAAAATATCGCGATGAACGAAAAAGAATTCATAAATCGTCTAAAATCGAAGCAGCGGGAGATAGAAAACCTCACCCGACGGCGACTGCCCATCATTGTGGGCCGTATGGCGAAGGACCACTTCCAAGATAACTTCCGCCAGGGCGGTTTCGTGAACGGAGGCATCCACAAGTGGCCCGACTCGAAGCGCCAAAGCTCCGGCTACAACAATGCAGCTTCGCAGTACGGCCCGCTGCTCTCGTCCCGCCGCCACCTCTTCAGCAGCATCAAGTACACGCCCGGCAACGCCAGCGTCACCATCAGCAACGACCTGCCCTATGCCGCCATCCACAACAACGGCGGCACCGTAAACGTCAGCGTCACGCCCAAGATGAAACGCTACGCCTGGGCGAAGTATTACGAACTGTCCGGCAGGGGCACCGACCGCAACGGCAAGAAGCGCAAGCGGGGCAAGGCCACCGAGGCGGCCGACAACGCGCAGGCCTCCTTCTGGAAACGGCTCGCCCTGACCAAGAAGACCTCGATGCAGATACGCATCCCGCAACGCCAGTTCATCGGTGAGAGCCGGGAGTTGCGTGAGAAGATCAATGAGAGAATCAACCAGGAACTTAAAAAACTTTTAGAAGCATAACGATATGACTACATTCTTGAGCGAATTGATCGCACACATCGCCCTAACCATGGGCTATGACGTACGGCTGGTGGACGAGGACTGCGGACAGCTGGAAGCCTTGCAGTACGGCGAGGACCAATATCCGGTGACCTTCCCCTGCGTGATGGTGGGCACACCGGAGACCGAGTGGAAAACCTTCAAGTCCGACGGACAGCGGGGCAGGGCCGTCCTCTCGGTGCGCATCGCCTTCGACTGCTACGACGACACCCATTACGGCAGCGGCGGACAGGAAGCGGCCGCCGAGCGTGCCCGCATCGTACACAAACTGAACATGATGATCCAGGGATGGGGATGCGCGTCGTCCGGCGCGATGAACCGCCTCCGCAGCCGCGGCGTGGCACTGCCGAAGGGCGTGAAGGTTTACGAAACTGTCTACGAGGTGAATGTGGCGGACACCGTGACCGGCGTCTTAGAAGAGGGATAGCTGCGCGTTGAGGTTGTGCAGGCCCTCGATGACACGTGGCTCCGCACTGGCGTTGATGATGTTGTAGAACGTCTTCTCGCAGATATGGTACTTCGGCCAGATGAACTGGCGCAGGATCTCGCGGTTCGACAATCCTGACCGGCTGTGCTCGTCATAGATGCGAATCACGTCTTCCACTCTGTAAAGGTAGCTTCTACCGACTATTTTCCCGCTTTTTCTCATGGATGTATGATAATGAATGTTTTCACCACAAAAATAAGAAAAAGACGGCGAATCTGCAATAAAACGGAGACTTTTTCACCGTTTCGCGCATAAAAAGAGCCCGAAAGACTTGAAATCCTTCGGGCTTCTTCTTATTTCTGAGGTTTCGTCAGGTTCCACACCCGGCCTCCGGTCTTGCTCACGGCCCGCTCCATGAACTCCATGGCCGTGTAGTCGGCTGGATCGATGGTGAAGGTCACCGCCACGATGCCGGGCGTCTTCGCCTTCTGGAAGGTGAGGGGCATCGGCTTGTCATACTGCACCCAGTAGCTCAGGAACTCCAGCGTCGTGCTTTCCTCCAGCTGCACGGCCACCCTTTGCGGCCCGAACAGCGACGGCTCTGCGTTCATACCTTCCGCGTGATATCACGGTAAACAAACGTGCCCGGCACGTATGGCTGCACGGTGAACTCGATCACGCCGCTCACCACCACGCGCCCGCTGCCCTGGCAGTCGGGGCACACTTCCGATATCTCCTCCCTTTCGAATTCGTCGAGGTGGCGGTAAACGCCGGAGCCCCGACAGGTGGTGCAGAGGGTAATCTTGGGATGCTTGTAGCGTCTGTCCACCCTGATTTGGTTGCTTGTTTCGTTCATATCCTTTCACTGTTTTTGGGTTTATACTTCCATCCGTTCAATCGGTACATCTCCTTGCGCGCTTCCTCGAACGTGTCGAATTCGCCGACGGCGTCACCGACAGAGATGACGCCGTCCCGCTGCCAGCGGATGACCCGGTAGCGGTTGCGAAACCGGCGGACGCTGTACTCAGGAAGCGACGGCTGAACCGGGCATCTCATCTTCCTTCTTCAGTTCGACGAAGAACGTCTCGTCCTGCACCACCTCGATGCCAATCTTCGGGAAGAGCGCTGCCACCTCCTCCTTGCCGCGGTCGGCCAGCAACTTGTCCTTGGCCGTCTCCTCCGTGGTGCGGATGTAGGCGGGGAGCAGCTCCCTGCAAAGGTTGGTGACCGCCGCCCAGGTGAAGCCCTTCAAGGTCTTCAGTTTCGGGGTGCCGGTGCGGAAGCCGAACACGCCGTGGGCGCTCTCCACGCTCTTGCGCTTGGTGAAGAGGGTGTCCTTGTTCTCGGTGGCGTAGGCCTGCAACACCTCGAAGGCCTTGTCGCGCTGCGCGCCGTACTCCGCCAGGCGTTCGGCATACTTCTCGCGGATGCGGGTGATTTCCTGGTCCATGCGTGCGGTGACTCCCTGCACGGCTGCGTCGGACGTTGCGTACTCAGCAAAGGCCTGCTCGGCCTGCTCACGGGTAACTCCTGTTACCACTGTTTTCTTTACTCTTGCCATAATGATAAGTTTTAGAATGTTTATAATGTCGTTGATGGTCACTCCCAGTCATCGTCGGTAGTGTTGTACTCCTGCTGCATGGCCTGACGCAGTTTCTCGTCAATGCGGTCCAGCAACTCGTTCATGATGGATATGCGGTCCACGTTGGTGAAATCGGATATCTTCTCGTCAATCTCATCGGCCAGTCTTTCGGCCACTACATTGTGATGGTTTGTCATATTGAAATCGCTTTTTAAAGGATGAAACATTGTCAGGCTTCCCCGCAGGGTCCCGCGGCCAGGTAGGCGGCGACGGGCGGTTCCGGCTTGTCAGGGGCGGTGCGCGGGGTGAGTCCGCCCTTGCGCTCGATGGCCCGCAGCTTGCGGTCAAGTTCGTCGAACTCCTCCAGCCGGATCCGGCCGAACGGCTTGCCCGCGATGCGCGGATGCAGGCAGAAACGGTTGATACACTCCCAGTCGGCGGTGTTGATGCCCATCCGCTGCATCATGTGCAGGGCGCGGCTCCGGCGCTTGCGCAGCAGGTCGCTGACCCCGGTCAGTTTTTCAAGTGCCGCACAGCAGGCGTCATATTCCCGGCGGGTCATCTCGCGCAGGCTGTCGGTGCGGTTCCATGTGTACTGAAGCACGATCTGGCGCTTCAGCTCTTCGCGTTCCCCATGGTAAGGCATCCGGTTGAACGCCTTGTAGAATCTTGCGAAATTGGTCACTTCTCCCATGTCATTCTATGTTATTGGTGATTTTTATATACCCTTCCTCCCATACCTTGAACTTCGTGCCGGGGGCGGGGATGAAACGCCCCTGGCATACGGCCTCGTAGCCTACCACTCGTATCTTCACGCCGGCCATGTACTTCAACCGTTCGGCGGGCTTGCCCATCGGACGGCCCTTGCTCTCCTGCGAGACGAAGATGAATCCCTTGCGGGGAAACATCCCGCGCAGCCGCTCCACCTGCTCGTAGGTCCAGTGTGAATACTGAAAGCTGTCCACAATCACGAAACTGGGACCCTTGGGGCGTTTCAACCGCTCCACCAGATCGTCGAAAGTATCGTCGGTCACCACCCGGAACTTGCCCTGGCACTCATTCATGTGGAAGCGTTCCACGCGCTGCTTGAATGACTGGCTGACGCCTTCCTCGTAGCTCATGTACAACGTTACGCCGTAGTTGCAGAGTTCCTTGGCCAGCTGCATCACGAATCCGCTCTTCCCGCTGGCGCTTGGCCCGCTGATGAACCAGACTTCGTTGACCGACGGTGTGCCGAAGCACCGTTCCCACTCCCCGCCCCAGGGGATTGTCTTGTAGGTTTTCAAAAGTATTTCTTTAGGGCTGTAGGCTCTTTTCGTCATGCTTCGGTGCTTTTCAGTTTTTCGATTTCAGTGTAAACTCGTCTCAGTCCTCCGGAGGTCTTGCGCACCAGGGTGTTGATGTCGGTGCCCTCCGGTGCGTTCACCTTGGCCACCACGCGGGCCTGCTCCATGAGGAACTGCTGCCGCTCCTTGCCGTCGTTGGGCGTCACCTGGCTGTAACGGTCGCCGTAGCGGCTGAACATTTCGGCATATCCCACCTTCTTGCACTCCACCGAGCGGTTGATTTTCGCCTTCAGTCCGTCGGCGCCCATCATGTACCAGGCGCAGCAGCGTTCCGTGGCGTTCCAGAGGGCCTTCAGTTCCAGGAAGGCCTCGTAGGTGAGGTCGCCCGCCTCGTCGAGGATGATCAGCGGCGTCTCGATGGAGCGCAGGTAGTACACCAGGTCCTCGTAGACGTCGGAGTAGTAGCCGCGGCTGTTCACGCCGAACTCGCCGGCAATCTTGCGTATCAGCTTCAACTTGGTCTTCACCTGCGAGCAGTCGATGTACACGGCGTTGGCGTGGCCCTGCACGTAGTAACGGGCGGTGAAGGTCTTGCCGATGTTGGGCAGGTCACACAGGATGGCGCTCAGGCCGCTCTGCTGGCAGAGGGTGAGCTGTGCCGTCACGAACTCGAAGGTGGCGGTGCGGGCCGCCTTCCATTCCATCTCGCCGCGCAGGCTCACGCCCAGTTTGCGGGCTACCGTTATCCAGTTGCCCTCGCTCATCATGCGGTCGGTCTTGCCCTTGCGGATGGCGCTGTACACGCTCGTACTGATTCCCAGCGATGCAGCGTGCTTGGCGTCGCTCGGGTAGTTCACGCGGTTGGCTTCAATCGCGCTCAGGATCTTGTCTTTGATTTCAGTCGTTATCATATTCCAACACTGTTTGAATGGTATTATTATCCGGTTATATCTGTTGCGCTCCCAGCGTGCTCCAGTCGGTGAATCCCGTCGGGGGAATGTCCGGCTCCACGTCCACGGGCGCCACTTCCAGGTCCTCCACCGCTTCCATGCCGTCGGCGGTCGTCTTCTTTTTCAGGACGCCCACCCGGCTGATGGAGTGTTCGTTCACGTAGGAGTTGAACTCGCTGATCTTCTTCCGCTGCGCCACGAAGACGGCCTCGTCCTCCTCGGTCTGCTCGGCGGTGGCGGTGTTGAACGTGCCGACGTTTTGAAGGCGGTCCACGAACTGGTCGTTCTGGTAGATGTAGACGTCCGTGATGTCGCCCTTGCTGTCGGTCAGGTAGTAGGCGTCCACCTCGTAGTCGTTCGGGGCCAGCCGCTCGAGGACTTCCGTACCGCTCAGCCACCAGTCGGTGTAAGCCACCCGGCAGTAGGAGTTGCGGCGGATGCTGGTGTGCACCTTCTC